AATGAAGCATACTGGAAGATAAGACGACCAAAGTAACCGTGTGCTGCTACTATGTTGTATGTTTCTTCTTCTTGTCCGAACTTATAGCCGTAGTTTTGACTCTCTGTTTCTGTAGTTTCTCTGATTAGAGATGAAGTAACTAAAGAACCGTGCATTGCACTGAAGAGACTACCACCGAACATACCTGCTACACCTGCCATATGGAAAGGATGCATCAAGATGTTGTGTTCTGCTTGGAACACGAACATAAAGTTGAACGTACCTGAGATACCCAAAGGCATACCATCAGAGAAAGATCCCTGACCGAAAGGATACACTAGGAATACAGCGAATGCTGCTGAAACTGGAGCAGAATATGCTACACAGATCCAAGGACGCATACCAAGTCTGTATGATAGTTCCCACTGTCTACCCATATAGGCAGAGATTCCGATAAGGAAGTGGAAAATAACTAACTGGTAAGGACCTCCATTGTACAACCATTCATCTACTGTTGCTGCTTCCCAGATAGGGTAGAAGTGTAGACCGATTGCGTTTGAACTAGGTACAACAGCACCAGAAATGATGTTGTTACCATATAAGAATGAACCTGCTACAGGTTCTCTGATTCCGTCGATATCGACAGGAGGTGCAGCAATAAATGCTACGATGAAACACGCTGCTGCTGCGAGCAAACAGGGAATCATTAGGACACCAAACCAACCAACGTAAATTCTGTTGTCAGTTGATGTTACCCATTCGCAAAATTCTGGCCAACCTGCTAGAAGTCCTCCAGATTTGCGTTGTGTTGAAAGAGTTGTCATTAGTAAGACGTTTTTAAGTAGGGCACCAAGGGTAGATGCGATACTATATTTCCAGTAATCCCTCACTACTGGATATTAGAGACGAGGTATTAGACTCCCTTTAAAGGTCTCGGTTAAAGGAGTTTTGTGTTGAAAATCGAACACGCATATATTATATATGCATTTGTTAAGTTTTGTCAACAGTAGCGTAGGACAATCTCTGAACCGCCTATTGTTTTCTGTCTATAGGTTGCGATTCTATACATCACTTCGTGTGGTGTAATAGATTCAAAGGATTCTTTTTCGATATAACTTGTACCTGCTAACGGATTGTCCATAAACCAAGGATCAAACGGTAGCTTCTGGGGTGCTGGAATCGTCATTCGGAACGTGTGTGTCGTGTGGATAGAGTGTAACGTTCACTGTACCTTCATAAGTAGGAAGTCCTTGCTTATGATGATGCTCTAGTAGATGATCAATCTTCTTGTTCAATTCGTGTAGATGTGTATGAATCTCATCAAGAGTTTTTGCGTGAGTGTCTACTGGTGGAACGTATGCCAAAGGATCATTTTCAAATGTTGGTGGTTCAATAGTCAAGTCAAGATTAGTAGTGTCTACTGTAAATGTCTCAGGTAGAATGCCTGGTGCAGTAGTTACTTCGGTTCCTGGAATTGGAGAAGATGATCCTCCATTAGGAACTCTTTGTCCATTAGAGTCTGTCATAGTTAGAGATGTTATTAGATTTATTTAGGGATTAGACGAGCAGGGATATCTCCATCGCCCTCATCTTCGTCATCATCCTCCCATACTTCATTCAATTCGTCTACTCTTTTATTAAGAGATTTTAAGAGAGGATCTTTCGGTTCTGGTTCTGAAAACTTTACTACCATTAGTTCTGTACCAGGTTTTACATCTGTCATCTCTGGATGAGGTGCTTTAGTTACCTGTCTTGTTTCAACTTTAGGTGCAGAGAAATCTCCAAAGGTAAAAGGGTTCTCAGTTTTACCTCCATCCCATCGACTAAGCATAATAAAATAACGCACCGCAGATGTAATCAGGTACGTAAATGCAATTAAAAATAGGAAACTAACTATTGTCATTCTTTTTTTTCTTAACTAACTTTCTGTACATCTTAGCGTACAGTACATCCTCCTTACTATATGTACCAGGATTCTTCTTTGCTATTCTAATTAAACGCTTCGCGGTGCGTCGCTGACTTTCTTCTGTCATAGATTTGATAATACCATTTTATATACAACTCCGACAGATCAGATCTGAAACATACATCATCCGTTCTAACTTCCTTAAAGGAACCTGAGTCAAATGCCCAAGAACAAAATTCATAATGTTGATTGAGCAGACTACCATTGTCATCTACCAACTGCTGTAGAAACCTACGTCTCATTTCCATTTCAGAATCATTCATTGACCATCCTCACGTTCTTATAATATGGTACATAATCTTTTCCAAAATTGCAAAGGTTGATATAGTAATTAGCTTTTAACTCAGACAAATTCATATACTTTTTCAATGTAATCCACTTGTCTGGTTCCTGTTCTATTTGAAGACTAAACGTTCTCATTGCCAGTTGTAATGATAGAAGTTACCTTTAGGATGAAACATAGGATCTTCGAAATGCTTGTGTTGAAGCATCGCTTGACCCTTAAAATCTGTCCGACCGTCTAACTTATTTAGTGCAGAACATACTCCCATCTGTCCTTTAGGGGAAGCAAGTTTAGCAATGAGTCTATCATCAGGTTCAAAGTCTCCTTTGATACCTTCGTATTGATTAGGTGAATTAATAACATCTTTAATTGTATTGGGAAACTCATTCGAGTACACCCTATTCATAACAGATGCAGCAACACCAAACTCATCGTCAGTGTTTCTTGCTGCTTCAACCTGTACAACCTTTGCCATTTCCACATAGTCTTGTGGAGGGAGGGTGCTGTACATTGCACATACCAAGGGAATCAAACCACTTTCTCCTTCTGTAAACTTTTGTTTGTCACTACAATTCTATCACCCTCGATACTGAATTGCAAATCATCCTCCCAGTCCCAACATAGTTCTTCATAGAGAGCGTTGAGGACTCTCATATCTTCGTACAGGTCATTCATTAGTATAAATGCTCCTCTTGTTCAGTAAGTATAGTCACATCACCTACAGGATAAGCAACACAAGTAAGTACGAATCCTTCTCCCATTTGTTCCTCGTCAAGGAAAGATTGATCTTCTTGATTAACCTCTCCTTCTAAAACTTTACCTGCACAAGTACTACAAGCACCTGCACGACAAGAATATGGATGATCAATACCTGCTTCTTCAGCAGCGTCAAGGATGTATGAATCAGATGAACACTCAAAGGATTCAGTTTCTCCCTCTGTGCTTTTGAAAGTAATGGTTGCCATAAATCGATTCTTAATGATCTATTTATCTTATCTTAAACATAAAAAAATGTCCAGATTGTAATGATCTGAACATTTTTCTGTATTATATGAGTCCTAGTGAACTAAAAGTAATTCCTATAGTAATAGCGAAAGCGAACTCATACAAGTCCCTGTAAGGACTTTGTAGTGGGTTAATCATCTCTCTTATGCAAATGCGAAGTGACCGACATTTGATAATGTATAGAGACAAATGATTGATGTGAAAAGTAAATGTTGCATTGTTTTAAGTTCCTTGTGGTTGTGCATAGGCAGGTATCATCATACCGCCACCTTCATCGTCATCGTCTGAATCATTATTAATAGCTCTTAGTAATAGTTCAAGTCCAACCAAGGCACCTATGGGGTAGAAACACCATAGGATTGCTTGGAATGGAGTAATACTATTAGAGTCTGCTAATAGATCCGTCATTATACGAAACCAGGAATGATCTGTCCTGTAGTTAAGTAAGCACCTAGACCTGCTATGATGCCGATCATTGCTAGTCTGCCATTTAATTTTTCAGCAACTAACTTTTCTGCTTCTATTGTTTTCTTTGTTGATGGTGTCATTAGAATATACCTGGGATAATTTGTCCAGTTGTTACGTATGCTCCAACTGCTGCAACGAATCCAATCATTGCACACCAACCGTTAAACTTTTCTGCTTCTGGGGTCATTGTTTTTCTCCTTTTTAGATTAATAGGGTTAAAAGATGTGGGTATTCCCACGGTGTAAAGACCTAAGTCATTAAAAAATACCAGGTGCGATCCAACCTGTAAAGCCGTAGTTAACTACTGCTGCAAACAAACCGATCATCGCTAGACGACCATTGATTTGCTCTGCGTTCTTCCAATAGTTCATTAGAAGATACCAGGAATGATCTGACCTGTGGTTGCATAAGCACCGAGTAGTGCTACGAAACCAATCATTGCCCAACGTCCGTTGACTTTCTCAGCATTCTGAGGATAACCTTCGTAGTTGGCATTCTCGTCAATGTAAGGACGAGTTTCGGTAGGAAACATATTCTGTCTTCCACCTGATTCTGTTGTAGTTGTCATAAACTCTTGTAAAGTTATGTAACAATACTATATAGCAAATCTAAAATTTTGTCAAGAAACTTAACGTGTTCGGTTGAAATTTGAGTATATTTACCTAAAATTCTCGTAATTGTGTCACAGTTCTGTAACAGATGGGAAATAATCTTTACTATAATATCTGCCTAGAATGTTATTGTTATAATACTTCGGAGTACCATCGTCTAATGCTTCCGTCAAGACGTTGTTGATGAACAACTGTCTGGTCTCCTCGTAGTTTGTTTTCCCTACTGTCTTATGAAGACTTAAGATTTCTCTTTTGAAACTGTGTCTACCATATTCTTTAACGTCTGATTTAAGTCTGTCAGAGCTTCCGTAATACCGCTTCCAGTCAGACTCTTTTGTAACACGTCTCTTACCTCCCTTGGGTTTACGTTTTGACCAGAAGTACTTTCTGCCGATGTAGATTCTACCAGTCTGTATATTTGTAATCCTGTAGACAAAACCGAAGAAGTCGCCAATATCGTCAGAAGTGTAAGCTGTATCTTTGTAGTACCAGGGGTTCTCGTAGTCAATCGCACAGTCCTTCTTCGTCGTTGGTGTCACGGTATGTTGTAGTAGTTTCAGTGCTACTACTTATACGATATGCATTCGGGTCAGAATACAATTCACATTCTAACTCAAAGGTTATGTCCTTGAGTTGCTTTACTAATGTTTTGAGTCTTCGTCTGTCCATAATGTAGGAGTTCCTATAGGTTGTACATCGATGCCATCTATATCTTTAACCATTTGTTTACAGATATTATTAGCGTCTGAAGCATAACGTGCTTCAACAATCATATCATATTCATTCTCGTTCCACAAGAATTTAACTTTGTATTTCATCCGTACAAGTGAGAGTTATAATGTTTCCTCGTGGGTGGATACTTAGGTTTCTTTTTCTTAACCTGTAAGTATATCTTCAATAGTTTCTCAGTAGTAATCATTCGTCATCGTATAGCATTTCCTGTAGTGATGCCCAATCCTTATTGAATGCTTCAAGACCTGCTGTAGTTAGACAATGTTCAAATAGTTTGTTGAATATGTCGTACGGTAAAGTGCATACGTCAGCACCCACTCCAAAGGCATTGGGTACATCAATGGGGTTCCTAATACTTGCAGCGAGTATTTTAGTTTCAACTTCATTGCGGTCATAGATGTTTCTGATTTGTTTGATAAGATCTAATCCATCCCAATATTGATCGGCAACTCTACCCAAGAATGGTGAGATGTAACTAGCACCTGCTTTAGCAGCAAGAACTGCCTGTGCAGGAGAGAATACCAGAGTCACGTTAGTTGAAATGTCATCACCATTTAGATCACCACAGGCAATCAATCCCTCACGTGTGCAAGGTAGTTTAACTGTGATGTTAGGTGCGATTCGAACGTACTCGGATGCCATCTCTAGCATTTCTTCAGCAGTTTCTCCAACTACTTCAGCAGAGATAGATGCATCCCAAGGAAACATTTCTGCAATACGTTTGATAACTTCAACAGGATCCTGACCTGTCTTTCTCATCAAGGTAGGATTAGTTGTAATACCATCGACTAAACCAGTTTCGAATGCGTGTGCAATTAAATCTGGGTCAGAACAATCGAGAAAGATTTTCATAAAATTTCCTGAGTTGTTGTATTTAGAATAAAAAAGAGACCCTTTTGGGGTCTCTTCATACTAACACACTTTGTGGTTAGCTGCAAGGTGCTGCTGCACTTGTGACTTTAATGCCACGATACATTAGATCGTGACGCTGACGCTTGGCTGCTTCTGCAAGCACCTTTGCGTTGTATTCCTCGGCATCGTATACGACACCACGATAAGTGACTTTAGTCATTGGTTTACTCCTGAAGTAGTGGATTTTTAGCCCCGTTCCTTCAGTCGTTTGCGTCCCAACTACATTCTAGTCCTAGTGTTTCGACCAAATGAACCTTATAGATTTCAATGATCTCTGCACGTTCAGTCTCTGTCAACTGCTTATGATTCCTTGCTCGTTGTATCTTTTCAGATATGTCCTCACAGGTAATCGCACTTGCCAAGAATGCTTGTGCTAGGAGAATAGGTAGCATAGGATGAACGCTCCGTTCCGCGACTTACTTGCAACCCAAAGGGTCGAACGTAAAGGTATGTTAGCATACCCATACCTATTTAGCAATGTTTGTAACAACAGATACTTTTTGTATCACAGTGAACTATATGAAGTTAAAATTTATTACGCAGCGAGTGTCGTGGTATTGAGGGTTGCTGCTAGTGTGATACGTGAGTCCATCAAACAATACAAAACGTCCTTGTCTGGGTTCTACTTTAGTATCTATCTCTAGTTTCTGTCTAGTTCCATTATATTTTTGTTTGAAGAAATATGTAGCACCATCAGAATCATTCACATAATAGATGACAGTCCAGTGAGGACGGTCAAAGTCAACGTGTGGTGTATGATATAGATGCTTAGTTTCTCTTCGCATCAATAGATTTATCTTAATCCTTCTAAACATATCAAACTCTGCATCTATCTGTGTAGCGATAGACTTCCATACTTCCTCACACCCTTGCTTATATGCGTTCTCTGATTTCATAGTGCCTTGGTTATCCACGACAGTGTGCATAAACTGAGGATCTTCTCCACTCAGTTCATCACGAATACTATCAGCGTACTCTGTGCTGTACGATGTAGTCTCTGTCATCAGATGCCACGGCCAGTAAGGAGAAAATATCCTTGCCTTGGTTGACTCTGATACGTCTGTAGGAACCTGTCCTATAATCATACTATACCTTGACTATGCAAATAAAATCCTAGCACAACCCAAGACGCACTTGCTATTGCGATACCCCATTCAATCATCGTTTAATCCACCTCGGTAAATAAAAGATCAACCAAGATAAAGTCCAAAAGGATAACAACGCTACTAAGTGAAAGAGTCTATTGCCATTAACAATTAATCCTAGTGTTACTAAACTCATCCAAGTATAGTCTAACGTACCGTGGAATCTATACCACGTGTTAGCACCATACTTATCAATGATTTTATCACGCTGCCTACCGAACCACGGTGACACGTGTCTCATCATAACAAAACCTTCGTTAAAAAACATAACAAAGAATCCAATCCAAAAGATCATAGTTTAAAACCAGAGAAGGTGTTTTTCTTTACGTTCTGTTTGATACCACCGACAACATAAGATTCAATCTCTGTTTCCTGTGGTGCATTCTGTTGACCTTTAGAGTTCAACCAATGCTCTGTCCAAGGTAGTGGGTTGTTACGTGCAGGTACATCATAGACAGGTGCAATACCAATCGCTTTCATTCTACGATTAGCAACCCATTCAACATACTTCTGCAATAGTTTATCATTCAGACCAATCATAGATCCATCACGGAACAGATACTCTGCCCAATCTTTCTCTTCGTTTACTGCATTGATAAACATTTCTTTAACGTTACCTTCTTCTTCCTTAGCGATTTCTTTCATCTGATCGTCATCGCCATTCTGCCAGTTCTTAATAATATTTTGAGTAAGAACTAGATGTTGTGCTTCATCCCTAGCAATCAAGGAAATAATTTTAGCACTACCTTCCATACATTTTAACTCACCAAAAGCAAAACTGCAAGCAAAGGAAACATAGAACCTGATACCTTCCAAGATATTAACATTCACTACTGCTTTATAAAGATCACGCTTCAACTCTTTCTCTTGCCACGTCTGTGTAGATGAACCACGAGAATCTTTCTTCCACATACAACCTGTATCCCATTGATGTGCTTGATTAACAAAGGTATTGTATGCTGCTGTTACTGACTCTGCACGTGCAATGATCTTCTCATCATCTAGTATAGTGTCAAAGACTTCTGTAGGATCAGGATATACATTCTTAATGATGTATGTGTAGGATCTACTATGGATCATCTCCATAAACTCCCACACTTTCATAGCACCTTCTAACTCAGGTAGAGAACAATAAGGAGCGAATGCCATAGAAGGACCTCGACCTTGTACTGAATCTAATAGTATTTGATACTTAAGATTTGATGTGAAGATATGTTTTTGTGGTTCAGTTAGTAGTTGATAGTCTCCTCTATCTTTCTGTAGAGATACCTCTTCGGGTCTCCAGAAATAACCTAACATTTGGTTTGTTAATTTTTCAAAGACAGGATACTTGAATCCATCATATCTTTGTACACCCAATGGTTTACCAAAGAACATTGGTTGTTTCTTGTGATCGTGAATCTCACGATTGAATACGGTGATACCGTCTGGTTCAGACTTTGCAAGAGTCACAATCTTCCTCCGATGAGTTAGCAAGTTCTTCAATTAAAGATTCGATGTCTTCATCTTTCTTAGCATCATATGTATTTTGATAGTAGGATGTCTTCCAACCATATCTATATGTGGTCAGTAGATCATTCGCCATTACATCCATAGGCACTTCATTGTCAGGATAATTCAAGGGATTATAAGACCAGTTGCCTGAGATTGCTTGGTCGAAAAACTTCTGCATCACAGCAACTATCTTGATGTAACCTTCGTTAGAAGGCATATCCCATAGTAGTGTATATTTACTTTTTAAGTGGGGAAATCCTGGAACAATCTGCTTAAGAGGTCCCTTCTTTGATTTCTTAACGGACAAGTAGTCTCTAGGTGGTTCGATTCCGTTTGTGGCATTTGACACAATGGAACTGCTCTCCGAAGGCATCTGTGCCGACAGTGTTGAGTGCCTAAGACCGTGGGTCTTGATATCATTCCGTAAACTATTCCAATCACAATTATACGTTTGGTTTGTTATCTCGTCTACCTCCTTCTTGTATGTATCAATAGGAAGTAGTCCATCGTAGTATTTAGTATGAGAAAATGCATCACAGGATCCTTTCTCTTGTGCTATTTTACACGATGCCTTTAACAAATTATACTGGAAAGATTCTGTAAGTGCGTGGACAAGATCATATGCTTCTTGATCATTGTACTTGAGTCCATTCTTGGCAAGATAATGTGCTAGACCAATGAACCCAATACCCAATGACCTACGTGCTAACGTACTACGTTTAGCAGCAGCAACTGGATAGTGTTGGTAATCAATTAGTTCTTCAAGACCACGTACTGCAAGGTCACATAGTTCCTCCATCTCAGATAGGTTACGTAGTTTACCTACATTGATAGCAGATAGAATACACAATGCAATCTCACCACCATCATCATCGATGTGTTGGATAGGATCTGTGGGTAGAGTGATCTCCTGACAGAGATTACTCATAGTCACCTTGTCTGTGAATGATGAATGTGAATTACAGTGATCGATATTCATAATGTAGAGACGACCTGTCTCTGCTCTCTCTTTCAAGAGTTCAAGAATTAGTTCTTGTGCTTTGATAGTCTTCCTAGGAATCCTTTGATCCTGTTCATATCGTTCGTAAAGTTCATTAAAACTATCAGTGCCAAAAGATTCGTAAAGATTTGGTACGTCGTGCGGACTGAAGAGAGATACGTCTCCATCCTCAATGAACCTCTGGTAGAAGATCTCGCTAATTTGGATACTGTAGTCGAGTTTTCGAACACGATTATCTTCTGTCCCTTTATTGTTTTTAAGTACAATGATGTCCTCTATTTCTTGGTGCCAGATCGGGAAGTGGACGGTCGCTGAACCCCCTCGTATACCGTTTTGAGTACAGCACCGAACAGTGCTCTCGAACTTTTTAAGGAAGGGGACAACACCTGTGTGTTGAACTTCTCCACCCCTGATTTTACTGTTGATCCCACGGATCCTACCCGCGTTGATACCAATACCTGCCCTTTGAGCGACATATTTGCCAATAGCCATATCACTGCTAAAGATACTATCGAGGGTGTCATCACAATCAACCAGAACGCAACTTGCAAATTGACGAATGGGGGTTCTAACTCCTGCCAAGACTGGTGTCGGGACGTTGATTTTCCCTTTGGAGGTTGCTGTGTAGTATTTTCGGACATAATCTAATCGTGTTTCGTGTGGGTAATCTTGGAAGAGGGTTGCTGCTACCATAATGTACATATACTGAGGAGTTTCATACAGTTCTCCTGTACTCCTATCCTGTACCAGATACTTGTCAACGATCTGACGCATACCTGCATATGTAAATCCGTAGTCTCGTTGGTGATCAATGAATCCGTTCAGTTGATCCCACTCCTCGTCTGAATATTTATCGACAATAGTTTTATCGTATACACCTGCATCAGCACACTTCTGTACGTGTTGCTTGAGGTGTGTGTATCCTGTTTCGTCTGCCCAACCAGGAAATACCTGTCTACGAATATCAAATAGAAGCATACGTGATGCTACGTACTGATAGTTGGGTGTCTCTGTACTAATGAGATCATTAGCAGAGCGAATCAGAATTTGTTGAATCTCTGACGACTTAATGCCATCAAAGAACTGAAGATTTGAATTCATTTCTATCTGACTAGCAGATACTCCTGTCAATTCTTCACAAGAGAATTCACACATACGGTGAATCTTATCAAGGTTCAGAGGTTCGACAGTGCCATCCCTCTTGTATACCTTCATACCTCCATTCATACCTTTTTCCAAGTTGTAAGTTTAAGTTTAGCTTGTAAACCTGAATATGAATTACATTCTATCAGGTTCTGCACGTTATGTCCAGTTAGTACCATATCATTAAGATCTTTCTGCGTAACACTTTGTGGCCATATCACTACCTTGTCTCCTCTGTCGATTGCATTGGAGATTCTGTCTGTGATTTGTCTGTTACGAGGTTCGTTATCATAAACCCAAATATAATTGCTCCAACCAAACGTCCTAATATCAACGTCGGAGCCAGCCATCGCAACAGCGTTGTCCAGAAAGAGCGAGTCGAAGGGTCCTTCGACAATGTAAATGGGTTTTTCATAATCAATTTTATCCAGACCAAATAGTTTTGGTTTATCTTCATCAAATATAATTGTAATATACCGAAGCTTGGATCGTGAGGATAATGATCTTCCTTGAATCCCAAACCAGTTACCGTCTCCATCTATTAATGGAATGATGATTCGGGGTTGATCATTACGGAGGTCGTCGAAGGTGTGCTTCTGGGTATTTACATATGTTTTGAACTTATCAGCATAGTATAAACGATCTAATTTGTCGGAAGGAATTCTTCTTTGTTCAAGGTACTTACGTGCTGGATGTTCTTTATTTAGAGAAGAAATACTTGGGAGGTTAGACCCTGTTTTAAACTTTGGTTTTGACTTCGGAATAATTGGATTCGGGGTTCGCCTATGCTTACCTGTAAGACCTTCCTTATACCTTTCCATTACAAATTCATCATAAAGATCACGAGCGTGATCCTTAAGAAAATTACTTAGCGTTCTTCCTACTCCACAGTTATGACACTTAAAGATAATGTCATTCTGCTTCATAAAAAAATACCCCCTTGCCTTATTCTGATGCTTCTGTGAGTCACCACAATAAGGACAACGGAAGTTGTACAGACCTGATTTTTTCTCTTTGAACTTATCAAGACGACCACCTACAAGGCGAGCGAACTTGATATCAATATAACTCAAAACAATTTTTTATATTACTTGTTAATACTACTAGGATTATCCAATCCTGTCAACATAGGTGCCACTATTTTTTGTCCGATTGGACTAACGATGAAAGATATAATAGAAAGAGCACCAAAAATAGACCACATTTTCTTTTCCATCGTGCGAAGACGGTCATCGACTTTTCTGATGTCACGCTCGCACCCTTTTTTAATTGCATCTGTTTCCCTGTTTAGATCTGTGTGTAATCTATCCACCTTTTCAAATAGAACACGATCAACTTGATCTTGCTTATCTAACTTCTCATTATGAACTGCCAAGAGTTGACCCATCTTTACAGAGTTATCCTGTAGAGTTGAGACTACTTTCTCCAGTCGCTCAATAATAGCCGTGTTGATACTCTCTGCCACCTTACATTACCGCTTGTCGTTTGTTCCAATAAAATTTCATTACATCACCAGGTAAAAGTCTTTCAATCTTTACCTTCTTCAACTGCTCAGGTCTATAGATCTTGCGAAGTTGTATCTTCACATCAGCTGGTGACTTACCATAGTAGATGAATTCTATATTACCATCATCAATGCATACTTTGAATGACAAATACTTAGGATCATAAGCTTCATTTGTTTCTTTCTTCTTCTTTTTAAATTTCTTTGTTGCTAAAGAACCACCTGCAATAGCACCTGCTGCACCACCTACACCGTGACCAATTACTTTACCAACCTGTTTACCAACTGCACCACCTACAAGAGGAACAGTTCCTTTACCTACTGCTTGACCAATCGCACCACCAACTTTCCTACCAACTGTAGAACCTATTGCATAACCTGCACCAGAACCTACTGCTTTCTTAACTCTTTTACCTTTCTTTGCTGTTAGTGCACCAGTAGTACCTGCTGCTACTGTACCTACAAACTCGTTGATATTTTCTTCTTTGAATGGTTCGACACCAGGTGGGCAACTCATTTGGTTGACACCATCCTTAGTCTTCTTACACTTATACTTAAGTGTTTTCTTTACACCCTTACCAGCAGCCATCTTCTGTGTGCCACCAAGAGGTTGATCTAAACCTGCTACAGGACCTTCAGCTTCTGCATCTCCACTGAAACCAGCAGGGTTACTACCTGCACTCATAGTAGGTGCATCTTCAGCGACATATCCACTTCTAATTCTTTGTACATCTAGTGTTGCTTCAAGACCAAAATACTCTTCAGAACATTTCCATTTACGTAGTGCTAGTGCTTTACGTGTTGGTTCTCCGTTAGGTTTCTTCATCGGACCTTCAACACCACTCATACGTGCACAGAATTGTTTCTGTCTGTTACCTGCTTTAGTACCTGCCTTTGCCTTATGTGTTACAGGTGCTTTGAGATCTGAACCAGGATTCTCACGTTCATATGACTTCCTTCCTTTCTCATTCAACCCACCACTAGGGTTCTTTCCTTCCTTTCTCTGCCAAGCACTCTCAATAATAGCATTATCAATACCTTCCTTTACCTTCTCAGGTAATCCTTTGTGCTTCGTACCTGCGAACTCTTTTGCCACCTTCTTAGTCACACCTTCCTTCTTCCTCTCGTCTGGGTTAGACAGGAGGTATCCGAAATATCTTTGTTGTGATTTAGATACAGCTGGCATCTTAGATCTCCGTTAATAATTTACTAACTTGTGGATCAATCTCAACATAGTCTAACGTTCCACATCCTTCTTCTGGATACCTATTCAGATATACCAGATAGGTTTTAAGTATATCCCAGTATTGTTTCTCTAGTTTATAGACAAGCAATGGAATAGTAGCGTCACCAAATACATTGAATAAAACAATCAAGTGATTCAATATCAAGTGGTTACGTAAAACCCCAGTCTTTATGTACCTTCCAAATAAACGCTTGAGGTATTTAAACCTCATTAGATCTTCTTGAAAATCATCATAAGTAACCGACTGGGGATTATCGTAGTGCTTCATTGCGAAGAATAAAAAATTCTCCGCATTCAAACTATTAAAATTCATACCAAAATATTAAGTTGTTAACTACCGAATGTTAGCGTCGCAGCTCCATTGGTATATTTGGTTTCAGCACCTTTACTTGTGTTAATCACACAACGATACTTGTAACCGTTAAGTGTAGTACCTGCTAGTCCACTGTATGCAAGAGTTGCAGTTGTGAAGTTAGCGTATGTGATACCAGTGTCAAGTGAAGCACTTACATCTACCCAACGAGTAGTAGCAGTTGCTGTCTGACGTTGCCACTTGTATGTGATGGTACCTGATTGATCTACTGTTGCAGCTGCAGCGAATGTTCCAGCACCACTAGATGAAGTAGAGTTAGCAGGTTGTGTACCGACTGTGATTGTCTCATTAACATCAGCGTCAATAGTATCCTGAGCAAAGTCACCTGCTGTACCAGCAGCAACTTTTAGAGGTACAAGACACTCTGCCTTGTGACGTTCTGTACCATTATGTGTTTGATAAGTTTGATACAACCACCAACCAGGTCCTGAGATACCACGAGTTTTGTTTGATGCAATACTGTCTTCAGTAGTATCAACAAAAACTAAATCATAATTTGTGTTACTGTCACCACCTTTGATGACATACTCAGCGACTGCTTTTGGAGGTGTTCTCCTAATAACGGATGCAGCAGCAACAGTTGCTGTGCTTCCTGCATATGCTTTATGTAATTCGATAGCAGTAGTGCTTGTTACTTGCTTAACAATATAGTTTACACTACTAATGTTAAGCACATCACCTACAACTACAGTGTCCCCAGCGTTTTTAGTTACTGTAGCGTCGCCATTAACGACTCCTATAGTATTACTAAAGGCTGCAGCATCTATTTTTCCGTGGACTGCCATTAGTTTGTTCTCCAGGTTATTCTTTCCTATAATTTATTTATATTCAGTAGGAATTAACTGAATAATGCTTTTTCCAGTTCTCCGACTAGCTTGTCATCAACTTTGTTGCCTGTTTTAGCTGCTGCTTTCTTAAGCAATGCAACTACAAACTTCTTTAGAAGCTCGTCTAGGTCTTCGGGGATCTTATCAACTGCCTTATTGATGACGTTGATTGCGATTGGGAGTAGAAATTTGGTCATAATTAAAATTGGAATTCCGTTCTATATATACTCAATCCGAACTAAATTTGCCATCTTTAACGTAACCCCACTTACCACCTTTAGTTGCACGTATACCTTTAGGTGATTTCTTAGTTGCGTGACGTGTGTCCTTTGCTTTTAACTGGTCTCTAAACTTCTTCCAGTCTTTACCCACTTTCTTTTTACCGTGTTGCATAACGAGTTTCTTCTTCTCGTTCTCATCTTTATTCTCAGCAGCAGCTTTCCTTTGCTTCTGGTCAGTGTAAAAAGACAATGCTCGTTCTTTCAGCATTGGGTTCTCATAGAATGCGTCTGGTAATAGTTGTGTCATTTTTTCTTTACATCCATTATAGCACCTTTACCGTGCTTCTTTATGATTTCTTTCTTCACAATGTCAAGTGCAGTAGCACCCTTACCATACTTCTTCTCTGCTTCTTTTTGTAGAGGTGTCTGACCTTTCATTCTACTTTGACGTGCAATAGAAGGTTGTCCACCACCACCTTTCCAAGTACCTTTCTCCAGAGCAGCATCTCTCATACGATCGTAGCCTTCTTCACCTATCATTTTCTTAGAGAGTTTAGCAAAATGCTTGAGTCTCTTATCACCTTTTAGTTTGTTTCCTTTTCTAACTGAGGTTGCTACAGGTGACTCACCAGTCTTAGGATCTACATCATACATACCTTCCTTAGCAATGTTCTTTGATTTCATTCTATTCTTTTCAGCAAATCCTTTGATAAGCATCTTAAGTTTTGCTCTCTTACCATAGGGGTTAGCTTCTTCAACCTTGTATGCAGGTACCTTAGCACCTTTCACACCACGACGTGCTTTGTGCTCTTCTCTACGTTTATCAATAGTCTTTCCTCTCTTACCTTCTGGGTCAAACATACCTGGATCACCGTGGCCAGGTCCCATTCTCCTATAGTTTCTTATGGATGCTTTACCATAGTCACTACGTCCTTGATCTACCTTTGCTTCATCAACAAACTTGACAGGCATTGATACTGTTCCTTTACCTGGCACATACTTTGTAGTCCTAGGTTTCTTAGGATCATCACTCTTAAAATCCTTGTGAAGTTTGTTGTATGCCTTACGTGTCATCTTGATCTCCTCCTCTACTGAGCTAGGAGTACCATCCGCTTCTTCCTTCTCTTTCTCTACGCTTTCCTTAATTTTTTTTTTAGCTTTATCTGCGTGATACTTCTTCATTGCAGGTAGTGGTGAGTCTTTAGGATCTCCACCTTTAGAGATACGTTTCTTCTCTAGTCTTGCAAGAATGTCAGCGATGTCAGCACCCTCAGTTCTGTTCTTAGCATTTGAATGATGTGATGCGTCACCAAATGCAGGGTTGTTTCTATACTCTGGTTTTTGTTTTTTCTTTTCTGCTTCTAATTTCTTTGCTCTCTTATCAAGGAAAGCTTTCATTGCACCACCTGGCTTACCAGAACCTTTGTACAATCCATACTTAGTTCCTTCTTCTACTTTATCAGTGCAGTCTTCGGTACCGTGCTCGTCACACTCTACACCTTTCTTACTGTGGTTACAATTTTTTTTTTCTTCTAGTTCAACTTCCTCTTTTTTACAATCAGGAACTTGTTTACCGCCTTTCATCTTGGTACCAGTTGCTTTATAACCTTTCCAACAGGAAGGTTTATCTGGATCCATACCTACGTTTTTGCGTGCTTGCTTTAGACCTTCTTCTAGTTCTGTATCCTCTTTATAAGTTTTGGATGCAACTTTAAGAGCAGACTTGCGATCTAACTTTGCGTTTTCGATAGCTTCCTTTTGTTTCTTATTAGAAACCATCTCATTAAATGCGGTAAAACTTTTCATTTGTCTTAGTGTACGTGTGATCCTTCAACAATGATCTCTAGGTCATCGATTGAAACGTTTTCGTAGAGGTTACCTTCCTCATCTTTAATATTGTAATGGAATACTTTCCAAGTACCATCCTCTTGCTCCACTAGATCGTGTGCTTCGGGGATAGTTTCACAGACTCCATACTCTTTGTGCTCAACATATTTAGCACAGAGATGCTTTGGTTTTTTACCTGTGATAGCAGTTGTTGCTTTCTTCCTTCTGTTAAGAAGGTACTTATCACTTTTGTCGTGATCACCATCGTTGTCGATGTCTTTGTCTTCCTTTCCTACTGGATCAAGTTTTTTCTTAGATGATTCTCTAAGTGCTTGGATCTCAGCACGAAGGAGTTCTTGGATTTGTTCCTTCATTAGGTCTTCCTTCTTGGGATTAATGATGACTTTGGTTTTTTTACCCATACTATTTACCGAAGTTAGGGAAATGCTTCTTGAATAATTCAGATGCTTCCTTATGCTTACCGCTATTAGTTAGTTGCTTAGATTTCTCAAGTGCAGCAGATTTTTCTTTCTGCTTTGCAGTTTTCTCTTCTTCTAAGTTCCAACCTAAGCGACCTCTCCACGATGCTGAATTTTTATCGTGTTCGTGTGTCTCTTGCATCGCTAACATTTTACGTACGCGATCGACTCTGTTGTCCATTTGCTGTTCTTCTCCAAGTTTTGACGCAACTGAACCTGATACTTTGGAAACTCCACGTGCAGTTTTACCTACAACTTTCTTAACACCACGACCTGCTGCTTTCGCAACGTTACCCGCAGCTTGACCAGTCTTCTTAACAGCACTACCTGCTGCCTGAGCAGTCTTACCTACAGCTTTACCTGCAAGTTTAGCACCACCTACCGCAGTTTTACCTGCGACTTTAGCAGTACCAACTGCTGCTTTACCAGCGAGTTTAGCACCACCAGCAGCAACTTTACCGACACCTTTTGCAGTACCGACTGCTGCCTTACCAGCTAATTTGGCACCTCCGACTGCTGCTTTACCAGCAACCTTAGCACCTGCTCCAACTGCCTT